GTTTTACCTGTTGCAGATTCACCTGCAAGTGCAGTTATTTTATTTGAAGGTAATCCACCATGAATACTTCCAGATAATAAACCATTTAATACATAAGAACCTGTATCAATAAAACTATCTACATCACCACCTTCAACACCATCATCAACTATTGAAGCATATTCATTACCTGAAGCCTTCAACATATCTTTTAAAAAATTACTCATAAGTCACCTTCTTTTCTATTATTAGAATTGAACTCACTAAAACCACCTGGGTATCTATCTTCTAATTTGTTAATATTCATTTCTATTATTTCTTCTAAATCTGTATCAAGTGCAATACAAGCTTGACAAACATACCAAAGTATATCACCTAATTCTCTTTTCAAATGAAACTTTGTTTCTTCTTCAATTGGTTTACCTTGAAATACTATCTTCTTAATAATCTCTGCGAATTCACCTGATTCTGATGACAAACCCATTGCGGCTGTAATAATTCTTTCTGGTGGTAATCTATGTTCACGAATTAAGTCAACAGTATCTTTGAAATATCTTGTGTCTTTACTTTGTTGACTGGTTGTAAAATCTACAAAATCTTGATACTTTTTTAAGTATGCGTTTTTCATCATTATATATCCTCCTATTTAACTGCTAGAATACCAACGAACATAAAGTTTCGCCAGAACGGTTGAATGTTTTTGAAACCTGCACTAGATAACATTTGTTCTATCTCTTTGTATGTATTTGGTTTCATCATGTGTCTTAATGTGATCTCTTTGTTTAGAATGTCATCTGTAGTAAATGATTTTCTTTTGTAATCATAATAATTGAATGTTAACATATCTTGAAATCTTGCATCTTCACAAATAGTTTTCTCTGCAAAAATAAATGCACCACCAGGATTTAACCCATCATAGATATCTTTAATAAGTTTCTGTCTATCTTGTTTAGGCATAAACTGTAATGTAAATATTGATGTTACTAGATTACAATTATCAAACTTATAATTACGAACATCATCTTTTATAAATTCAACTTCTGCCCAATCATACTTATCATTGATTTGTTTTAATCTATCATCTACATTTTTAAAGAAACCTTCTGCAACTTCAATACCGATATAAGTTGCTTCTTTAGCCCAGTCTTGATTCTTTTCAATAATTGCTTCTGTTAGTTTACCAGTAGAACATCCAATATCAACTATGTTAGTTGAATCTTCTACAAAATATGTAGAGAAACTAATAATGTCATTTAATAAATTACTGTAACCACGAATAGAGTTTTCAATATGTTCATCAAAACCTTCTTCTCTATGTGCGAATGTAAAATCAGCCATTCTTATACTCCTTAATAACTTTTTCATAAACGGAATCTGCAATTGATTTTAGAAGTAATGGTGGTACCATTCTTCCAATGCGTTCTGCTTTTTGATTCCACTTACCTGTTAAAATAAAATCATCTGGTAATGATTGTATTCTTTTCAATTCACCTATTGTTAACTTTCTAGGTTCGTTCCAGTGGAAAGCACCTGCTGTTGTAATCTGTGAACCCATTGCAGTTAATGTTGGACCTGGTTGTTTTAGAGAAACTCTCTTAAGATTAAAGTGATGTCCTTTAGGATGATAGTCACCACCTGTCAAAACTTTGTCTGGATTGTTTGGCATTTTACTACCAGTTTGTTTCCAGTATGCAGTATTTGAAAATCTGTCTGTTAACATCTTTACTTCTTCAGAATCATACTCTAAATCTTTTAAAGCTTCTTCTAACGAAACAATATCTCTACTTTCTTCAGGAAATACATTTGCAATATTCATAAATGTTAATCCAGCTTTTGTTGTAATATCATTTCGTAAACCAATAAAGAATACTCTTGTTCTTGTCTGTGATACACCAAAGTAACGACTGTCTAAAACTTTTGCACATACATCATAACCTATATCTTCAAATGTATTCTGTATCTTATTGAAATATGTTTTTGCTTCACCGACAGTAAGACCTGCAACATTTTCTGCAATAATAACTTTTGGTTTTATTTCATCAGCCACTCGTAGAAATTCAAAAAATAAATCTTCGATATTTTCTACCATCTTACCGTCAGAATAATTTTTAGTTTGACCCCAACCATCACTATGTTTACCATCTTTACTATGAGATAATTTACCTGCAACACTAAATGCAGAACATGGAGGTGAACCATCTAGAATATCTAATTCACCAACATCAAGTTTTGCAATGTCAAGAAAATCTTTACCTGATAATTTTTTAATATCACCAGGTAAGATCGGAGTGTTAGGGTAATTTTCTCTATAAGTGTTTTGAGCTTCTTCAACAAATTCATTCATGCAAAGTATATTACCACCTGCAAGACGATAGCCAGTAGAACTGCCACCACCACCAGCGAATGTTGATATTACAGAAAATTTGTTTTGTGAAGATGCTTTGATAACATCTTGTAATGTGTAAGGATTATATTTCATATAGAACCATTATATAGTATTAATTGTGTTTTGTCAAACTTTTATTCAAAAAAGTTTTCTAATGTGTTAGTATTATTTAGCAAGTACCAATCTCTACAAATATCCATAACTCTTTGTCTGGATTTAAAATTAATTCTTTTATTGTCGATAAGTGTTTCAAATAATTTATCTACTTTAGATTCTAATTGTAGATTCAAATGTTTGTTAACTTTACCAATCATATTAAATTCTTTTTCAAATGCTTTTCTAACATGATGTTTTTGATAAGGTTTGTTTAACTCATCCCAATCCATAGTGTAAAAATAATCTTTAACTTTAGAATCAAGATAAGGTGCAATTAACTTTTTATTGTGCATATCTGATACTTTTTTAAGAAAAGAATAACTAGCACAATTTTCTGGTAAAAAATAATTATCTCTAAACTTATCAAATAATTCTTTAGTATGTTTGAAATGTATGTTTGCTTTTTTTGATAAACCATAGTACCCATCTGCGGCCCAGCCAGTAGCAACATAAGATTCTTTTATCTTTGGAAAGACATGAAGAAAGGGATAGATTGCTTCAAAGTTTGTTTTCTTTTTTGCACCAAGAGAAACTAATTTATGAAAGTCTTGAACTAAATTAGATGTATTAATAACAACACCAGTAAATTCAAAATTCAAAATTTCACTAATTTCTTTGGCTTTATTGAAATCGTAATTGTTTTGGGTATCCAATCGAAATGAGTAGGCGTGAACTGGGATTTCTAGGCGATGCAGAGAGAACGCAATACTGATAGAATCGGCCCCACCTGATAAAAGTAGGGCCACAAAATTTTCTGATTTAACATTTGTTTTAATAACATCACATAAGATAGTATCAATCATTCGTTGATAACTTTCTTATATTCTTCAAATGTTCTATCTGACTTTTTATTGTTATCATCTTTGTGAAGAATCTTAAGGTTTGATTTCTCGGTTACACCACCTGCAACTACACCATGACTTCTAGGAATTGCATGGTCACCTTGTATATCATCAGAACTTACAGGTTCGTTTTTTAAACAATCTTTTTCACCGTTATCCATCCATTTTTGAATAATATCTTTAGTATTAAAAGAAGGTCTACTATCGAAATGTGTTAAACCAAATTTTTCTTCATCTTCTAATGTTTTAAGTGAATCATAAAAACTATTCATTATCCATTTAACACTTAATTGCATTTTAATATCATTTTTAAAATGACCTAGAAAACCAGTAAATGCTTCACCAAATACTCTAGGAAGTTTTTCTTTACCTGTCCATTTACCTGTTTCTTCATTGTTTGTATTTTCCAACATAACAACTTTAGCAAACTGTGTGGCAAACTTTTTGTAATCAATACGAAATGTTCCATTGTATTCTAAAGAAAGATTTTCATTTTGTAAATCTTTTTTATATTGAAAATACCATCTTAAAAGTGCATGAACAACTAATTGTTTCTTTGCATAAATTTTTTGAGGCCATTCAGTTAATACACCTTCTAAAAAATCTAAAACTTTATAAGTATTATCTAATAACTTCTTGAATTGCTTTGTGTTTTTATAAAAGATACCATTATCAGTTCCTGCATAACTACCTTTTAGATAAAATTCATCTAATGAATCATTAGTTAAATCTGTATGACCACCATGCTCTTCATATTCATGATTCATTTTCATTATCTTTGCAACAATTTCATCATAAACCATTTTATCATTTTTAAAACCTAAAACATCTTTTGTAAAAACATTGTGAACAGGTCGTGCATCTATTTCACCGAAAATTTTATTAACAGCATTACGAACACCATCAGCAACTCTATTATCGTCATTAGCATTTCTACCTTCTTGTCTTTCAATTTTGTTTTGAGTATTTCTACAATCAAAATCCATTTTTCTTTGTTTAGAATCAAGATTCCATTGAAGTGTTAAACACAAAAGATATCCGTCAAATTTTTTGACTGCATTAGGAAATTTCTTTTTAATTTCGTCATAAGTCATATCACCAATTTTTATTTCAGTATTATTTTCAGTATAGAAAACAGTATCAGGACTTGTTTTAATTTGATTTGCTTTAAATTCTATAATTGTTCTACTTCTGTGGCCACCATCATTAACTGAAGCAACTTGTTGTTTCACATCAAGTATACTTCTTCTTTTATTTTTAATGACTAAAGACAAATCTGGAATAGGCATTCCTGCAAATATACACTTTAAAATTCCTTGTTTTTTCAACAAATCATTTCTATCAGTTCTATTACATTTATCATTAGGATCAATAACTTGATTTTTATTTGGAGGGTAATGTTTAAAAGAATAGTTATCCGTCATTGAAAGTTTGAAATATAATTCGATAGGAATTTCAACTCTAGTCCATATTCTCTTATCACTTTCAAACTCTTCTTTTAATTCTTCTGGTACAGTTAGTAACTGTTTAGCATTTTCAATTAATTTCATAATCATAATTTATCTCATATTTGTTTAGTTAATAATAATATTTTATCAAAATACT